TCAACTGTAATTTGCCCTTCTCTATCCCATCCTAGATTTGTTACTCTTTTGTCTCCAGTAAATGCTGGTATTGGTGCACCCATTTCATCTGCTGAACTTCTAAATGGTATTTGGTCGCCATTAATAGTTGCACCTACTGTATTTAAAAATCTAACAATTACTTCATTATACCTTTTTTTCCTGCCCTGTGCTACAGAACCTGTTGAGTTACCTGCTTCTACTCTTAAAGTTTTTAGTTTAGAACTATATCCTAATCCTATTTCTATTGTTTTACTAGCAAAGGTACTTGGCAAACTTACTGTAATTGCACCATTTGTAACTATTTGTTTAGGATATACAGCATCATCTATTAATATTTGTACTGTTTCTCCTTCTAAATGGTCAAGACTTGTTACTGTTGTTGATGATCCTGTAACAGTTCCTGACAAAGCAGAATCTTGATTTATTGTATTATCAAGATATTCAACGTGTTGCACTGTTGCTCCACCTACAACTCTTTCAACAACAACCCATACTTGATTTTCTGTTGCTTCTGTTATAGATGTTATTGCTTTTACTTTTGCTTGACTTTCATTTACTTTTGCAAGTCGAATAACGTCTTGACTTTTAACTGTTAAATAACCTATTGCTGCTGGTGTTGTTTCTGTAATTGTAACAACATTAGAAGCTACTGTTGCAGTAAAATCTGCGTGAGTATTTATTGTATTTTTTAAATTAGTTGCTGTTACATTATTGCTTGTTTCTGATTTAAATTCATCTGTTCCTGCTGTACCTGTAGTAGATGTAAATATAGTTGTTGTAGCATCTCTTTTGGTAAATGTTAATTTGCTACCAGATTGTATGTTGGCATAATCTGTAACTGTAATTGTGCAATTTGCTGCCTTACCACCTATAATATGTCTATGCCAAGCAATAACATCTTGTTCTCTTTGGTACGTCATTCCTAATAACGTGCCATCATCTCTTACTGCCCAGTATATTTCATTAGGTTCTTGTGCCCAATCTACATCTACAATTCCACCTTCTGTTATATGTTCTGCAAGTAATGTTAGATCTGGAGCAATGTAAGCATCGTTTTGAAAACTATATCCCAACTCCCTTACTCTTCTTTGTTGTCTTTGTACAAATAAAACACTAGGTCCAATTTGCATAGGTTGAGAAGTATGTCCACCATATGTAGTTTCTTGTTTAATGTTTACATTGTCAGGTTTTAATGGTTCACCAATAGGTCTATCAACTCTAAATTCTCCACCTGCTGTACCTATCATTAAATCTCTAATAGGAGCTAACCATCTAATTAAATTTACTTTGTTTGCTGCAATAGTATATATAAAACCATCTGCTGGACTAGCATCGCCTACATCAAAACTTTCATAATTACCAGATTCAGATGCCCATATAGTTTGAGGGTAATTTGTTGAACCACCAAAAACTAACCTTTGTTCAAAAAAAGATACAGTTTGTGGCCATCCTTGTGAGTCTGCCCAACTTCCTAATTGAAAAGCTACTGTTGCATCTGTATTTGTAAATGCTTTTGTAATAGTACAAACAACAACTGTTGTATTAGTTCTTGCTGTAATAACAGCTTCTCCAGCATTAAATTTTATTAGTCTGCCTACATCTGTAGTTGCCCAACCAGCATTATTATTTATTCCTGTTACTGCAGATGCAGTTATATTTACACCTGTGCCAGTTCCAGCACTTGCTGGTTCTAAAGTTGTTGTAGTTGTATTTGCATCTAAGTATGGACCAGTAGCTCCAAAATCTACATCTGCAAGTGTCCATGCAGTATGACTTGTTCGTGATAATTTCATTGGCTCATGATCTGGATGAACTATGTACATAATATCTGCAGATTGAGTAAATTTTAAATCAAAAATTTGTGCTGCTGTATAAGGCGTACTAATTTCAATCACTTTTTGTGCATCGCCACCTGAACCATAAGTAGTGTAATTGCTAGAATCTACACCTGCTAATTGAAAAGTATGTGTTGTTACACCTGCTACAACATATCTTCTTCCATTTACCTCTGTCATTCCAGCGACAGTATTAATCCATACATGGTCGCCATTACTATATCCATGACTTGTTGCAGTTACTACTGCTGGGTTTGCCTTTGTAATAGCTGTTATTGTTTTATCAGCTTCTACTATTTGACCATTGTCTTTGTAAAATCTTATATATAAATTTCCAAACTCCAGAACATACGATTGTGTTACACTAAATTCAAAAGGTATTAATCTAGTTATTTTTGAAGAATCTTTTACTTCACATACAAATCTAGTACCACTTCTTCGTGTTGCTCCACCTTGTGGAAACACAGTCATATTCTCTAAAATTTCAAGACCATTTGCGTATTTATCAAAATTGATATGTCCAGCTAGTTTTGGTGATAATTCACCTGCTGTAAAATTGGTTTGAAAAGGATGTACTACTGTTGAAGTTGCTGTTTTTGCCATTATTTTCTAAAGTCCGTAAATGTATCTGAAACAAGGCCATCGATAAACCCTTCTTGTCCATCTACACTTCGTGCTTCAGAAAGTTTTAAACCATAAAGTTGTTGCATCTGTGCTTGTAGTGATGCTGAATTAGTTACTGGATAAGCAAGTTTTACTGCAAGGTGGTATGTTAAACAATCTACAAATAAAGAATCAAAAATATTTGTATCAGTAATTCTTGCTATGTATAATATTTTTGCTGTACTTTCGTCTGTTAATAAAACTCTACCTTCGGTAGCTAAATTCTCTATCTTAAATATATAATCTTGGTATTCCATTTCTAAGACTCTTAAACAATAAGGGTCTGTAGGTAATGCATATTGGTAAGAAAACCCATACGCAGGTGTTGTTGACAACTGGGTAAGAGCAGCTCTAGTTATTGCAAAATTCCAAGGGTGTGATCTTAATAAAGAATCTCTAGCTGGTTCATAAAAAGCATTACAAAGTCTTGCTCTTTCTGTATCATCAGTAAGAGAAGTAATAGGATCATCTCCTAATTTTCTAAGTGCGTTTGAACATATTGATACTTCTGTTGCCATAATATTATTTTACTTGTAGAGGTAGCATAATTCAATACGCTACCTCTACGATGTTGTAGATTTAGTCTACGATGTAAGTGATTACACCAGCTAAATCGTCACCATCTGCTAAAGCACCGATTGCTTTAACAGTAATAACGACTCCTGCTTTACTAGTAAATGTGTGGTTTCCACCGAGCAATTTAGTTGCTGCAGTATTACCTTGCATTGTGAAATAACCAACGGCATCTACGTCTAACCCGTCTACCATTCCATCAACATCAAGTGCTACTGCTGTGCCATCTAAATCTTCGTATGCTTGCCAACCAATATCTATTGTTTGCGAACCTGCAGTGAAGTTACAATAAAATTGAGACAAACCTCCTATGATTTTTACCCTACCTGGTGGTAGTTTTCCAATGACAACAAATGAACCTGCATCTCCAACGCCATCCTGGTCAAATGTAAAAGCTAAACTTCTTAGCTTACCTTTCGCAGTGACAGTATCAGTTGTTACTAGGGGAGTAGCTATCGAATTAGTGTACTCCGTGCTGTTTTGTGTTGTTACGGCCATGTTAATGTCCTCCTTTGACTAATTTTTATTTGCATATACTTATTCCGTACACGCTATTTCAACTAATTTTTCTTCTTCGATACGAGTTGCACCGATTGACATAGATAAAAATACTTGTGTTGCATAATTTTTATCTGCTCTTTCGGAAATTTTTGTTGAAATATCTGCACCCAAAGCAAGGCCAATAGCTGATTTACAAAATGCTAATACTTGTCTGTTTCCATCACTATCTGTTCCCAATCTTTGTGAACGGATAAATTTGAATCCAAGGTAAGTATCAATTTCACCTTGTGCCAACGCTTTAACTGTGGCGTAATCAGAAGATGTTACTTGTTCTACGTTTAATAAGTCTGTTAATTGACCTGCTGAACATATAACAAATCTTTCTTCTTCTGGATCTACATCACCAGCATCGATGATTTCTTTAGCAGATAATAGTTTTGCAAGGTTTAACCCTGTACTACCATGTACTACTTTATTTCCAGATGGTAATGCGATTGATGTACCACCAGCTACTCCACCTAACGCAGAGCCTGTAGCTGCTGTAATAATTGCATCATCCATTGCTCTACCCATAGCCCATGCACCTGCTTGTGCATAATCTGATGTTGGGGATATAAGCATTCTTACTTTATCTTCATTATCAATTAAGTCTGCCCAGTCATAATCATCTAATGATACTTTACGTCTGGAATGTGGTGTATCCATACGAGGAGTATCAGAATGACGGGAAGTTCTTAATTCTGCTGCAACAGAGCCGATTCTTTCGAAGAAATGTGCCTTACCAGTTACTGTTTCTGATTTAACGGCATCTCTTAATCTTGAACCTTTTTGTTGTGCCAAATGAAGTACATTACTTTTATATTGTTCGACAAAAGCTGTAGTTATTTGTACTGACATAATTTAGTCCTCCTTTAAAATAATTTTCTTCAATCGGTCTTTATCCTAAAAACGGGAAACCTTACAGTATACGATACTGTCAGTCGGATTTTATAATAGCCATCACAGCTAACCGATTCGTTATCCTAATAGGGCGAACTTGGTACGCAAATTATATCATAAAAAATTAACTATTGCCAAATGCTTTTTCGTGTAGTTGTCGCATTTTCTCAACAGCTTCTTTATGTTCTCTATGATTTGGATCAAAATATGGATGCTTGTTGTCATTCATAACTTGTGAGATTTCTTGTTTTGCATCCAGAGGAGATACTGCCAATCTATTATTTTGTGTATTTTTAGCCATATCTTCTGTTACTTCTCCACCAAGTTTGGCAAACATTCTAATTAATGCTGGATGGTTACCTGCCTCTGTATTCATAAGTTCAAGAACATCTTCATCGCCATATACTTGCAAAGCTCTTTGTGCTGCCCTTACGTTTTTATCGTAGTCAAAACCCCATTCTTGTTTAAGGCTTGATTCTACTTCTTCACGTTGCACATTAAGATTAGCTCCTTGACCTTCTACTTGATGATTAATTTCAGCAATTTGAAAATCCATAAGAGCTTTTACTTGCTCATTATTTAAACCAATTTTATGAGCTACATTTTTAAACTCATTCATTGATTCGTCTTGAAAATATTGTTGATGTGTTTCAGGAATTTCAACTTCATACTTACTAGCTTCTTCTGGTCTACCTAGTTTGCCATAAAGTTCTGCCTTTTCTTCATCGTTTTTAGGCATAGGTATTCTACTACCTATCATTTTTTGTTGATGAATTACTGTCTTTGCAAGTGATTCAACATCGTTTAAATTTTGTAAAGTAGGATCATTCTTCAATTCTTCGGGTAAGGTATCCCTCCAGTTTTGATTGTCACCTACTGTACTAGACCCAAGAACTGAATTAGTAGTTTGTTCAGTTACTTCTGGGTTGTCTTGTGATTCGGTGGTCATTTGTTCGTCAGACATTATTTATTCCTCCTGGTTATTAGATTTTTTATTCTGACAATAACTGCCCTGTTACCTTCGTTAAAAGCAGTTTCATAGGGATCTTTTGAAAAAGATATCCTATTATAATAAGCTGATTCTAAATCAGCTAAAACTCTTTCGCCCTCTTTTGTACTAAAAGTGGTTTCATAATCTCCTTGTAATTGTTTTAATTGCCTATCAGCACTATCTATCATTCTTCCATTAACCCTTCTTCTTTTAGTTGCGTCATCATTTCTTCAGTTCCTTCTTTAACTTCAGGGGTGCTCAACGCTGACATAGCTTGTCCTTGATTTGCTGCTATTTCTGATTGTTGTTTTTGTGCTTCTAATTGTTGTTGTTGCATCATAGCCTTTTGCCTGTCTTGTCTTATTTTCTTTACCTCATTTTCTGACCTTAAAACACTTTTTGGTACTCCTAATAATTCGGCTCTCATTCTAATTGCTGTGTCGCTATTTATTATATCCATAACACCAGGGTCAGCTTGTGCTAATTGCATGGTTAATTGATAAAGTCTTTCAACGGCAGTTGCTTCTTCCATTCGTTGAGAACGAGCTAATGGTCCAACATATTCTATATCAATAGTTGCATTTCCTAATATAGGGGGTGGTGGTAAAAAAACTTCAGCTCTGCTCATAATCCCAAACACTCTTTCTATTAAAGGATTTAAAAATTCTGATTGGAATCTACCAAGTGTAGGTCCAAGAAGTCTTTGCATTAATTCATATCTTACTTGTACTTCTGTAGCTGTCATTTGAGGCCCATCTTGTAATTGCAATTGGTCAGAATAATATGCTTGACGTATTGCAGTTCTTAATTGATTTTCTTTCATATCTGTTACTTGCCAATTGGATGCTATTTGTAAAGGTTTAATTGCTGCATCACTTCTTACTACTGTTATACCACCAGGTGTCATTCTTACTTTACCAATAACACCATCGTCTTGTACTAATAGTGGTGGATCAATAGCTTTTGCCCATGCTTTAAGTCCAATTTCTACAGCTTTGTTTAATGTTTTAATATCAGGTAAAGCATTGTAAGATGGTGAACGTCCAAATATTTCACCTGTTGCTTTAGACCATCTAGGTACAAGATAAGGGAATTCATTATACCCTCCTGCTCTAACAGTCATTTTATCTTCTTCACATACATGACATGAATGAAATGGTAGTTTAGTAGCTCCCTTACCTAATGCTCTTTCATAATCTTCAAGTGGTTCAACTGCATGAATAAAATTAAATTCTTTATCTGGTTTGTCTTTTGCAGCTTGTAATACTTTTTCTCCTACATTTTTTTCACCAAATTCCTGAATAGCTTGTCTAGCAGATAATTTATATTTTCTATAAAGGGTATCTATGTATCCAGAAACATTTTCTTGTATATAGTATTCTGCAATATGCATTGTATTAAAATGAACACTGTCTTTTTCAAAACCACCACTACCTTCTTCTACAAATAATGCACCTGTTCCAATAGAAACAAGATCAAGATACATTTCGTGTACTTCTGTATTAAAATTGCTTTCGTTAAATACGTTATACATACGTTTTGCAGAATCTTCTAACCACAATTGTACTTCTCTGTTTTCCATTAATTCTTCATCTTTAACTTTTATAGAAAACCATTGTAAAGATGGTGACGTTAATGTTCCTTGTAAACTAGCTGCGAGTAAATTGCTAGCAGTAATAGCTGTTGAATCAAATAATATTTCAGTTCTTTTTTGACCTTTAGTTCTCGTAAAAACAATATCAGCTTTTCTTGGCATTACATAGTCAAGTATTTCTTGCCAATGATCCTCCCACGTTCCTCTTGAACCTTCCATTTGGTTTAATCTTTTCTTTATGTAATTAAATTTTTCCATTAATATGTGTTACCTGAACCACCAAGTATAGTTTTACCAACTGATGCTTCTTCGGTTACCCCTTCTCCACCTGTAAGTATAGTTCCAGCTCTGCCCATCCTACCAATTTGCAAAGATTTTTGTTTTTCTTTTTCTAATTTTTCTTTAGCTTCTCTTTCCATTCTAATTAATTCTGTATCTACTGGTGGTGGTTTTGGTACTTTTGGTTTCATACCCATTTGCAATTCTCCTTTAACATTCCGTAAACTGCTGCGTCTACATATGTTTCGTCTATTTGCATTGCATTTTTCATAAGACCTTCTTTTTCAAAACCAATACCTTCTATTAATTTTTTAATTCTATTATTATTGTTATCACAAGTTGCTGTAGCCCTACTACATCCTGCTTGATTAAATATGTAATTAAACATTAATTTAATAACTTTTCTTTGACAAGCCCTTGGTGTACCAAGTGCTGTATGAACAAAAATATTATTGCCATCATAATCAGAAAATAAAATTACTCCTAAAATTTCTTCATCTTCTATAATTCCTATATAGGAAAATTTGTCGTTGTCAGAATATAAATGTGCTTTTGGTTTTATCCATTCATAACATCTATCTTTCCATTCTTCTGTACTAACAACTTCTATCATTATCCACCCAGTAAAGTTTTGCCTGTACTAGCAGTATTTTCTGTTCCACTTGCACTAGTCATAATTGTTTGACCACTTGTTCCGTAACCAGAACCTAATGCTGCTGATCTTTTTGCTGCTGTAGCAGCTATTGGTGTAAGAGCTTGTTTAGTTTTTGATTTTTTTTTACCTTTAACTGTATTTGTTACACCTTTAAAAATACTACCTATTGCTTTAAATATTCCACCCATTTAATAACCTTTCCTTTTACCTTTTTTCTTTGGCATATTCGTTCTCCTATGCAAAAACATTAAAGTCAGATTCTGCTTGTGTATAGCTAGGTTGATAATCTTTTATCCTAGCTTTTCTTAAAGACATAACACAATATCTCATTGCAGAAATAACATCATCGTTAATTGGAACTATTTTTCCGTCTTTACGATGATACATACGCAGTTCTTGTAATAGTTTATCTTGATTTTTAAAGATTTTCAATCTTTTTGTCTGCATACGAGTATACATTTCTTGTATTCCAGCTTCAACTGAATTGCCACCAGTGCCATCTCTTTGTCCTTGAGATGGTGGATTACTAAAATGTTCTCTTAACATATTGCATCCTTCTGCTCTATATTGTTCTGTAAGCGACTTACCAGATCCTTTATCTGCTTGTCTACCATCCATAGGCCACGCAACTGGTATCCACTTTCCTCGACTTTTAATTGCACTTGCATGAATAGGTACAGCTTCTTGTCGCATAGCATAAGAATCATAAACATATGCTATATCTGAATCTCTATCCCAAGCAATCCAAACTGCTGCCGTAGGGTGATTCCATCCAAAATCTATGCCACATAATCTAGGCCAGTAAGTAGGTATTTGTATTGGGTCACATATAATATCTTCTTCTGCTACTGGAAAAACAAGACCAGAACCTAGTTGTGGTATTCCTTGCTCTCTCATTTTTCTTTCATGTGGTGGCAATGCAGCTAATATTTGGTCTCTTACCTCTTTTGTCATATGAGGTGCATCATCCCACCCTGCTTGTAGTAGTGCTTGACCAGGTTTTAAATTATTTACAAATTGTGCCACTGTTTGAGTCATACCATTTTCTGGAGTAAAAGTCATGAAAACTATTCCACCTCTATCTGCAGTTCTTGTTAATGCTTGACTATATATTGCTTGTGGTGGTTCTTCATCTAGCCATACTACGTCTACAGCTTCCCCCATCCATTTTTCTTTACCCATTTCATATGCTTTAAACCCTAGCCTAGACCATCCCCCCGAAACGTGCTTGACGACTACCGAGTTATGTGCATTTGGTACACCAGGTTTTCTAGTTGCATTACCGATTAAATTAAGTGGTATAGATCCTGTACCTCTAGCTGATGGATCATCTGGTTGTCCTACCAGTTCTTTTTGGCATATATCTCTAGTTGTTTCATTAGATGCACCACCTGCCCATGCTCTAATAGGTCTATCAAATTTTTTACCTGTCCACCAGTCTGGATATTTACCCGTTAAATGGAATGCTATTTCTGCTGCACCACAAAAAGACTTACCTATCCTATTTCCTGCCATAAGTAGCCGTTGTGATGCTTGTGTATTGTGGAATTTCTTTTGATATTCGTATGGTTTATAATCTGCTAGTCTATTAGTAGCCTTTCTATGTTCTAATTCTTTAGCTATTTCTACTGCCCTTTCTAGTTGTTCGCTCAATGAGGAGTTTCTTCCTTATTTTTTGGTATTTCCTCTAAATCTAATTGCCAATAATGGCTATGTAAATCATCTAATGGTTCTATTACGTTCCTAACTATAGCCATAAGTTGTGCATCTTGTTTGCAGTTACCATTTATATAATAAATAACAGCACTTACTCTTTGGTGTAGAACTTCAAAACTTTTTCTTAACGCATCTGGTCGCATAGTTAACCTTAGTTAATATCATTTCTATCTACAGAAATAGCTGATAACAAATGTTCTAATTCTTTTTGTAATTCCTCGTCAGATTTTTTACCAGTAACATCTTCAACTTTGTGAGTAGTTTGATAACCAGTTCTGTCCAAGATCGAATTGATTGCACCCAGTCTAACTGAAGGACTTATTCTTTCATCCTCAACCAATTTTTTTAGCTTATCAACTGCCATCGGCACACAAGACCCCATCAGTCGTCTGGTCTCGTTTTCTATCTCTAAAGATAGCTTGTTTTTTAACTCATATCCTTGTTGTTCTGCTGATTTTGCCGAGTATCCTGCCTTAACTGCCGACTGCGTTGCATTACCAGTTTGACTAAAGTGCCTAACGAACTCTTTTTGTAGCTCTGTAAGTATTTTTCCCATCTTTATATTCTACAAACCTACAGTCCTAAAGTCAATTAATAACTGTTAATAAGTCGATTTTTCCCTCCACTGTGGGAAGTAATCCATTTATATACAATCTCGAGGCTCTTTTGGGGGTATCACAATATGAAAACCGAAAATAAAAACCTTTGAAAGAAGTGAGTGAGTGCATAGAAAAC